CCCAACAGAAAGCACAAGTACTCATCGTCACCATCGCTTCCTTCTGCTTCGTGGATCCACTTGAGTGCAGCTTCACGGGAAACTGCGCCAGCAGCGATCAAAGAATCGATCTGCGCTTCGAATCGTTTGGCTGCTTCGGTTTGAGATTCCTCACGAGCAATGTCTTCTCGGTGGATGACTTCACCAAGGACTTTGAACTCGGCTTCAAATTCAGCTTCGGTCCAGCTGGTGGTATCGATACCACGAGGACGAACACCATACGCATCCTTGTACATATCCCAGTACTGACACTGCATCTGTTCCAACACAGACATCTCTTCCCAAGATTTGAATTCAGACATAACGATCTCCTGATTAAGCTAAGGTAAAGGTAGACTTAGTGGGTGCACCAGCTGGGAATCCAGAGGTACCAACCACATAGCCACGAGAGGACTTACCACGCATCTTTTGCGTAGGTGCTTTGCGGGACTTCACAACTTCAATGGAGCCACCTTTCTTGAGAAATTTGGCAACTTGCTTTTCGGTCTCGGCACGCAATTCAGCTTTGGACTTAAACACAACAGACATTTTTAGCTCCTTTTCAATCATCATAAGATAATTATACGCCATACCTGAATTAAAGTAAAGGGATATCTGATAATCCCTTACGAATCTGAGGGGATTCCTCCCGACTAGGGATCACGTAAGTTGTTGATATGTAAGGGTATTTTTCTAGCCCGAGAGGGGCTAAAACGTCCTAGGGGACGCTGGGCAGGTAGGGGTGGGTAAACCCCTGCTGGGGCTGCTAAAACGTCCCTACGGACGTTCTAGAGGGTCTTAAGAGACGATTTGGAGCCCACTCAGGGCACTGGCTGGGACGACCTCGATACCCGAGCCAAAGATTCGGTTGTACTGGCTGGCCAGTTCCTCATCGGCTTCGGCTTCAGAAGCGATCGCTGTTAGGTGAAGGTGGACGTTTCCTTTGGCGTAGACCATGTAAGGAGCAAGTCCCACGCTCATACCTTTAACACCTTGTTGAATCATAATCGTTGCTGGATTATCAAGAGCATAACCACCACCAATGTTGCTCACTTTGCTGATGAGTTCCTCACCAGAAATCAATTTAAATACTTTAATCACGTCAAGTCCTTTGCTAAAAATTCAATGTAGTCTGCTGCTTCGTTGTGCTCATGAAAGTGTCTTATGTGAAAGTTATCCAGTTCAAAGTAGTGTTGAGCAACGACAAGGACTTCTTTGCTTTTGTATACAGATATCTTCATGATCCAATCCCCACGTCGTATGGCTACGAACGAGATAAGATTAGGGGACAATTTTGCTTTCATACAAGTATTTAGGGGAACCCGAAAGTCCCCCTAAAATTGTATGATTACACTAGACTTTAAAGGCGACTAGCAACTTCGTCATAAGTTTCCTCATTCAAAATTTGCTTCTGTCCTCTAGTCTTGACTGGAACTTTCTTTGGCTTGTGTGCTTCAGGAATCATACGCTCAAGTGCGATCTTCAACATACCGTTGAAGTACTCTGCGTCTTTAACTTCGATGTGATCATCGATAGCAAAGGCACGAGTGAATGCACGATTAGCGATTCCTTTGAACAGATAACCCAAAGAGTCGTCAGTCTCTTGTTTCACATTACCACGAACTACCAGTTTACCACCATCGATCTCGATGTCGATTTCGTTTTGAGCGAAACCAGCAACAGCGATCTCAATCGTGTAGTGATTCTCCGAATTCTTTCGAATGTTGTATGGAGGGTAGTTTGGAATATTTTTCGTAAGATCAGCATGCAAAGTTTGCATTTGTTTTGCAGTGTCTTCGAAACCGACAAAGAATTTGTCGAAGTCCTTAAATCCTGGACCAAAGAATCCTAAATTATTTCCCATGGTAATCTCCTTATTGTTTAGCAAATGCTTTTTTAGCATCGAATGTGTACGCTGACAAACCGAGTGTAGTCCAGAAGTCTACATTGGCTTTAGCGACGATCTTTGCGAAAGAAGACTGTGCTTCAATAAATTGATTGAGTGGCTTTTTTAGTTCTTCGTTTTTGACGCAGGTCTCAACGAATTTAGATTTGATTCCTTGGAAAGAATCGATGGCTGTGTTAATGTTATTCAACATTGTTTTGCTCCTATTAAGCGAGTTAGAAAAACTCTCAAGCAATTCCCCGAAGGCAAATTGATGAGAGCCGTATTAAAATGCTGGTTACGATTCCAGCGACATCGTGCGTCATGTCCGCTTTATAACGCTTCGTTTCTTAGCGGTCCTAAGGTGAAGCCAATACGTATTCTATTTAGCGATTAGCAATGTACATTGTGATTTCAAAACCAAAACGCATATCGCTTGCTGCTGGGGTAGTCCACTTCATAGTTATCTCCTAGGTATATGTCCAATATGGACATAACTACTTAGCTTCTATTGAACACTAAGTCCCTAATGGAAATCATTAAAATAGACTAATGAAAACCCTTACGCTGCTGGGGCTGCTGGTTTTGTGGCTTCAACTTGCTTGGCGATTTCCTCAGCTTGGGGATCTCCCTGCGATTTAATCTTACCAATCAAAGAAACTACTTCTTCAAAAGGATGCTTACCCAACACACGCAAAACTGTGTTTACTTCTTCAATGCTCAGATCAAGTTTGATCATAGTTAAATTCCTCATGTAAAATTATTTAGTCTTCTTACCAATGTTATATTTAGGAACAAGTTCCCAGTCCTCTTTCTCTTTATAAGAAACTACCTTAATCTGAGAAAGAGATGCCTTTGGTTCTGCTTTGGTTGGAGTTATAATTTTTAATAACTCCCAATCCTGAAGCAGTCCTGCTATAGCATTCCTACGTTCAATATCGCCTGATGTGATATTGGATTCTTTTCCATCAAGTGCAAAGAGTTCTTTGAAGTGCACTATGAAGTATCTACCCTGCTTGTGTAAGATGTGGCAGGATTGAAATAGTTTTTGTTCTTTTCTGGAAGCGATGCCGATGCGGGTAAGTGTCTCGCGAACTTTGAGAAAGTTGTCTGGTTCGGGTAGTGTCACTTCAAGCATGGACTCTGCGGTCCAGTCGTAATAAATCATTTCAACAGTCATTATTTTCCACCTTTTTGTAATTTTTGTTCAATTATGCTCAATTGCTCTTCAGAAAGGACGCTCAATGCCTCTTTCGCCTTCTCAAAAGAATAACCGTAGTATTCCTTAATGAGTTGAAGAGATTTAGTCTCGGCATCTTTCTTCGCCCATTTACTAAACCTTTTCTTCTTAGGTATAGTATTTAGGAAATAGTGAAATTGCCAAGACCTCGGAATCGCTGGGTAACGATTCATCTGATTAGCATAAAGAACAGTGTCATGGAAATATGACAAACCCCTGTTCACCATGAAGGGAGAGTAGTCTTTCTCTGCCTGTGGATCTTCAAAAAGATTCTTCTTGTTATCGTTGATTGCATTTAAAAAATCAAATGGACTCATTTGAAACCTACTTCTTGTAGGTTACTATTGTTTGCCGCAAACTTCTTACCTGGATATCGCTTCGTTAGATTTTCTTCTAGCTCGTTTCTTGAAGTTCCCTGAGCCATGAAGGTGCCACATCCTTGCTGGTATACGTAGAATTTATCGTCATGATATTCAATTTTAATGGGAATCAAGTTCTCCATTTCCTCTTCTTGTTCATGAATCTGCATCTGATTAAAAATACGATTCATTCTATTCAAAGCAAGCCACTCTCTAGCTATCCATCCTAAAACAAACCCACCAACCAATATTAGAAACTCTTCCATGACCAGTCCTCATTTGAATTTACAGTTGGCCATAACTTCGGTCAACGCTGCCATAGTATTTAGTTCATGATCAGCAACGAATGCTGCCTTGTACTGATACTCTGCCAATGTAATGACCAGTTGAGGAATGCTTTGTGGTTCAAGTAGAGTGCTGGCGTTGTCGTAAAGTTCTCGAAACAACGCAACAGAATCCATGTCCGAGTTCTTACCAACCCACTTACGTACTTCGGTGAAGTTCATTTCACGTAAGTTCTTCATGAGTTCTTTATATGACTCTTCACCGACATTGACTAGGATGCCAGTGTCAATCTTACCAGAAACAGAGTAGCGTTGAAGTTCGTTCAGAACCCTACGGTAATCTGGAAAGTGTTTTGCAACTACCTCGGCAACTACCTTCTGATCGAATTCAATGTTCTCTTGTTTGAGAATCTGGACTGCACGTTTGAAGAATGCAGCCATCGTATCTTGTTTGTCTTTGTTATCGATCTTGAAGTCAACCACTGCACAACGTGAGTGTAATGGTTCAATGATACGATTCTTGTAGTTACAAGTAAAGATAAAGCGACAGTTGGCAGAGAATTCTTCAATGAATGCTCGCAAGGCTGGTTGGGTTGAGTTTGGATTTAGGTAATCTGCTTCGTCAAGGATAACAACTTTCTTAGCATCAGTCAGTGATACTGAAGAAGCAAAGGATTTGATCTTTGTACGCAGAACATCGATACCAGATTCTTCTGAACCATTAATGAACAGAAACTCTGCACCGATCTCGTTACACAGTGCTTTGGCTACTGTGGTTTTACCAACACCCGCAGTACCGCAGAATAGGAAAGTGGGAAGTTCTCCCTGAGCAATGTACT